CGCATCCTCCACGCCACCGGTGTTGCCGGTCTCGTCAGGGTTGTGATCGCTGACGGACTGGCTGTGCGCGCTGTCCCCGATGGTGCCGTCACTGGCCTTGCTGCGCTGCGGCGCCAGCTCGTTGAACTCCTCCAGCAGAGCTGTGCTGGCCGGAACGCTGTTGATCGCCACGCTCGCCCCTCCCATTGCCCGCCATGCGTCTTCTGATCGTACGGCTGTTTGACTGACCCTGACCCCGGCAATCGGTGCCACCCTGTACTGCATGGCGGCCAGCTGAGGCCACTGGCCATACCCGGCATCCCAGTGTGGGCTGTCATCGCCCGGGTAGCTGTCCAGGTAACCGGAGCCCGGCGCCGCCCACAGCCACGGGCTGAAGGGGCTGGCCGGCCAGTCCTTCGCGTACCGCATCCACCACCAGCGGCCGGTGTAGGTCACCACCTCGCGGCCCAGCAGTGCCGCCATGGTGGCGCAGTAGTCCCGCCAGGTGCCCGCAGTGATGGGTTCGTCGGTGGCTTCCACATCCACGGTGTGCACGCACCCTGGCCGATCGAGGCCATAGCGCACCAGCTGACTGTAGGCGAAGCGCGCCTGCGCATCGCCCGGCACGCTCTCCACCAGGTAGTGGAAAGTGCCGATCTCCCAACCCTCGGCCAGCGCCTGATCGGCCAGCGCCATGGTGTCCGGGTGCACCGCCTTGAGCGTCAGTCCGTGGCTCACCTTGAAGTTCACACCGCTGAACCCGGCCGCCTTCAGCTGGCCGAGCGTCAGCCCCTGCTGGTAGCTGGCGATGTCCGCGATGTGGAAGGTCACGGCGTGTCGTCGATGGTGAGCGTGTAGCGGTTGCCGATGGTGAAGCCGGCCGCAGCGGCGAGGCTCGTGTGGAAGGTCATGTACAGCGTGGGGGCAGTGGAAGTCCACTCGGCGTTGCGCTGGTCATCGGTGTCCAGTTGCATGCCGATCAGCGCGTTGCTATCCTCCCCCGACTCGGTGTCTTCCACCTTGTGGTAGCACGTCACGTACGCGGTCATCGCCATGAGATCTCCTTCAGCTTGCATCAGCGTTGGCGGATGCCCACGCCGCAGCCTGCGCCAGCCGCATGCAGTCGCCTGCGCTGGCCGAGACGTAAGACTGGGCTTCGGCCAGCCAGCGGTCACCCATCTCGCACCACAGCGTGGTGAGCGGGTCAGCAACGCCCTGGCTGCCCGGGCCGCCCGGCGTGCTCACCAGCTGCATGTGGCCGCGCGCGCCCTCCGGCGCGCCGGCATAGTCGGTGTTCAGCACCCGGTACACCGCCTCGCGCCCCACTGGGTACGTCAGGAAGTACAGCGAGCGCGCGGTGTAGGCGCCGTGGTCCGGATCTTGCACCACTGTGCGTCCGTCCAGGTACGGCCAGCCGTCCCAGTCGGTGTTGTACGCCGTGACGGAGAAGCGGGTGATGTCCACCACCAGGCTCTGCAGTCCGGTGCGGCCGAAGCCTGCGGCGCTGGCCTGCGTGAGGTAGTCCGCCACGCCGGCGTTGACGTTGTGCACTCGCTTGCCCGGCACCGGCGCATCGTTGGCCGAGCGGCTGTACGCCACGCACTGGCCGGCCGAGGTGGTGGCGCGCGCAGTGCTGGACACCAGCAGCTTCGTGATGGTCTGCAGCGGCTCGGGATCGGTGAGCACTCCCGCCTTCCACGCCTCCAGCAGCGCCGGGCCCACGTGCCCGGCCAGCGTCACGGTGTACGTGGTGTTCGCGGGATTGACGGTGCCCTCACCGAAGGCGTCCCACGTCTTGCCCACACCCCAGCCGCCGTCAGGGTTACGCACGCTCATCAGCTTGGCGATCAGCGAGCTCACCCGCGGGTCTGTCCAGCCGGCCAGCCGTCCGGCGGCCAGCAGCGCCTGCGAGTAGACGAAGGCGTGGGAGTAGGTAGGCGGCGATGCCACCTCATACTCGTCCAGCGCGGTGATGGCGATGTCACGCCATGCGTCATGGCGTTCAGCGCGGTCCATGGTTCTCCTCCGTGGAGTCACCGGCGTGGCGGCCGGCGGCGCAACGCCCGCAAGCTGCGAGCGATCGATGGCGCGTACGTGTCGAGATCGAGAGTAGCGGCAGCCTCGCTCGCGCTGTACGACGTTGCTGCGATCTTAAAGACGGTGAGTCCGTCCCGGCCGGCCGGGTTGAGGGAGGAGTCAGGGTAGGACTCCACGCCCCGCACGCGGATCAGCGAGCCGGCGCGCAACTCGTACGGCTGCACCATCCGGCCCTTCTCGATGTCCAGGATCGGGCGCCGGATCACCAGCTGGCCGGCGTTCAGTGGGTACTGGTGCTCGTCCAGGTACTGGTCGCCCACGCGGATGGCGTTGGCGGAGCTGCTGGCTTCGTTTGACAGGTCGATGTACGCCGTGCGCGTCAGTCCCAGGTTGTCCAGCACCGGCACTGCCCGGGTGCGGAACGTCGTGTGCGTGACACCCTTGTTGATCCAGCGCACTGCCACGCGGTTGTAGATGGTGTTGCCGCTGGCCGGAGCGCTGAATCCATCGAGGGTGTCGGCTTCGTACCGCACGGTGGTGGGCCACTGAATCCACTCGAAGCAGAACTTGTCATTGGCGGGGTTGCTGTGCCAGACGTGGTACGTGAAGCCCTTCTCGAACTGCATCATGTCGTCCAGCACGGCGCTGGGTGTGATGCCGTCGGGATACGCCAGATGATCGATGGTGTAGCTGGTGGCGCTCACCGTGGCGTTGGCGCCGTCGATGGTGGCGGTGAGGATGCGACCCAGCAGATCCTCCACCACCTGATCCGCGTACACGTTGTTGTCTGCGTACCGCAGGTTGGTGGCGCTGGAGTAGTCGGTGATCTCCACCCCGGCCTTGGTGTACATCATGCACTTCACGAAGAGATTGGTGATCTCCAGCCACCAGCTGTCAGCATTCACGCTGCCGATGGCGCCGGTGTACCAGAAGCGCAGGATCGGCCAGTTGCGTCCATTCGTCCACGAGGCGCTGCCTGCGCCCGGGTCCACGATGCGGCCCACGCTGGCCCCGGCCAGGGTGAAAGTGGCGCTGTACGGCACATCGGCCGCGCCCACTCCGTACGTGCCCGCATACAGCGCCATGGTGATGTTGGCCGATGTCAGGCCGGCTTTCCAGGTGAAGGCCACGCGCGCCAGCTTCTGCCCCGCCTCACTGATGCCGCGGTGGGCGGCCACCACACGAGAAGGGATGGCGCCGTCCACGCCGGTGCCCTGCGGGATGCGCAGTACCAGCGCTGCATCGCCGGCCGCGGTGTTGTCCGACTCCTGCGTCACCGTGGCGGCGCGCGTGCCCGTCGGGTCTGTCTTGGCCCAGTGCGTGGGGTCGGCATCGACGTAGTACAGCATGCGGGTGTCGTCCTGCAGGTGCGACTGCCCGCCCACTGCAGCCAGCTCGTACACCTCGCCGTCATCACCTGCGGATCGGCCAGGGTCCTGCAGCCTGCCCTCCCACACCACTCCGGTGGGGGCGTAGACGTACAGTCGGCCGAACTGCGTAACCTCATCCGGGAAGAACGAGAGCGGCCGGTACAGCCGCACCGTGCACACGTCGTAGCCGCCGGGGCTGTTGCTGCTGAAGCGCACATCATCCACCTGGCTGGTGACGTGCACATCACGCAGTGCCGTGCGTAGCCGAATGGACAGCGGAACCGGCAGCGTCATGTGCTCACCGGCTTGAGCGGGTAGAGGTAGCGCGGGTGGTAGCTGGCCGTCACCACAGTGGTGGCTGTGATGCTGTCACCGCCGCCGGCCGCCGCCGTGCCGGTGCCCACGTCCCGAGCGAAGAAGATGCGGTTGGTCGTATTGGGGTTGATCATCAACCCCGGGCCGCCGGCAATCTCGATGGTCTCCGTACTGCGGATCTGGCCGGAGGTGTTGAGGCAGTACGCGGCCGGCTCGGCACCACCGAGCGCCATCCACGTGTCCGTGGCGCTGGCCTGCACGGTGGGCCATTTGATGAACTCCAGCCGGTCATCAGTCGGCAGAAACAACAGGTGGTCGATGTCCAGGCTGCCGCTGCCGGCGTCACGCCGGGCGTAGAAGTCGATGTACGGGCCGGTGGGGATGATCTCCGCGCCGGCCCGGTCGGTGATGGGGTCGTAGCCCACCGGGATCTGCATGTTGCCCAGGTCCACGTACTGGATGCCGGTGTTGAGCGGCAACACCTTCAGTGGGCCGAGCTTCGTGGCGTTCACATCGCCGTACTGCAGCCGCACGGTGATGGTGTCTCCGGCCACCGTCTTGCGCACCCGGGCGAACACCCGGTAGGTACCGCGAGCGTCCAGGCTGGGAGTGGGGAAGGTGGTGCTGGTGTACACCCGCCGCTGGCCGGACGTGGCGGTGGTGAAGGTGCACCGCACCCAGTTGCTGCCGCTGCCGGAGAACAGTGCGCTGTTCGCCTGCACGGTGGTGTCCGTGCCCACTGTCATGGCTTCCGCCTGCAGCACCAGCGGTACGCCGGATGGGGTGCCGCGGCGCCGGATGGCCAGAGCACTGTACAGCCGGCCGGTGGCACCGAATCCGCTGCCGTTGGCGAACTGCAGATCCACCGGCGTCTCCACGTCGCCCTTCGGGCTGGTGAGGTCGAAGAACATGCCGTTGCTGGCCGCGGCTGGATCGTTCGTGACGGTGAAGGGCCCCTGCGTCTCCTTCACGCCATAACCGAACGGCTCGCACGGAATGTCGATCGTGGTGCGGCCCATCTGCGGATTCAGCATCATGAGCTGGTGCGCCATGTCCGGGGCCGGGAAGGTCTTGAAGAACATCGGCGTGGTGCCGACCATCACCCGCAGCGTGTTGCTGGAGTCACCCGGCCTCAGCGGTGGGCGCATCAGCTCGCGCGCCAGCGCCTGCAGCTTCGTGGCTGCGTTGTCCGCGCTGGACTGGATCAGCTGCAGGTTCATGCGGATGGTGCGGTTACCGAAGGCGGCAGCCGGGATGCGGTCTCCGGCGATCAGCATCGAGGAAGCCACCACGCGCCGCATGTTCGGTGGGCTGAGATCCGGCTCGCCGGCCAGCATCAGGCCGCCCGACAGGGTGTTGAGGTCCAGCCGCACCGTGGGGCTGCCGCTGATGGCGTCCACGAACTGCCAGGTACTCATGCTGTCCTCGAGTACAGGTCAGCAGCCATGCCCAGATTGGCGTCCACTCCGCCGATGCCGCGCCGTACGTGTCGGCCCACCACATCCCCGTTCTGCTCCACGGCCAGCCGCACCGCCCGAAGTTCGGCCACCAGCGCCTCCACATCCATACCACCGTTCGAGGCGATGGCCGCCATGCCCGCCGGCCCTGCGATGGGCTCCGGCCTCCCCGTGCCGTTCGGGATGATGTTGATCCCTGGCTGCAGCATACGGAAGCCGCCGTCATCCATGGCGATGTGAATGTGGTTGCGGTGCGCCTCCATCAGCCCGTTGTTGAAGCTGCCCTTGTTACGCCCACGGGTGTAGGCGTAGTCCCTGCGCTTCGTGCGGTGGATCAGCTCAAGCGGCTTCTTGGCCGCCAGGAAGGTAGCCAGCGCGTCCTGGTTGAATCCCATCCAGTCCACCGCACGTCCCGAACCGTGCCAGAGGGGGTCACCCGGCCGGTACGCGTTGCCAAAGCTGCCGCTCTTCGGGCCGCTCTTGATGAGCGCCACCACGCGCCGCCATACGCCGCTGTCTCCGCGCTGCGCGCCGGGGCTGCTCGGCCAGTCCCCGAACACCGGTGCGACCTTCGCCTCCACCTCTTCGCGGGTGGGGATGTCTGTGTTGGCCAGGCTGGTGACGAACGGCCAGCGGCGGGAGGTGTCCACCGGCGTGAGGATGGGGCCACCCTTCGCCCGATGGAGCACCATGCTCCGCATCGCCTCCATAGCACTGTGACCACCGGCGGCGCGCACCTCGGCCGCCGTCCACATGTGCTCGCCGTGGCTGGCCATCACCGGCACGTCATCACTGGTGCCCGTACCCTCGCCGCGGATGGCGCCGCCGGCTGCCTTGAAGTTCTTCACCGTGCCGGTGCCCGTCACCAGGTTGATGTTGATGCCCAGCGCCAGGGCGCGCTGGATGGTGTAGAGCTTCTTCAGCTCCTCCACCACGTCATCGACCTTGTCGAGGACGATATCGGTTGTCCTGCTCGGCGGGATGCTGCCATACGTGGTGATCAGCTTCTCGGTCTCGGCTTTGTTCAGCCGGACCTCGCGCGCCTCCTTGCGCACCTGCGTGGTGCGCTTCTCGTGCTTCTCGGTCGCGTACGCCACGCTCTTGCCCGCGGCGATATCCGCGATGTACAGGTCATTGCTCTTCTGCAGCAGGTCCTGCAGCACGTCGCGGTTGGAGCGGCCGGCGCGGCTGTGCAGGTCCAGGTTGTCCCGGCTGTGCTTGAACTCCTTGGCGTTGGCCTTCACCGTCTCGCTGAGGCGGTCGAAGCTCTCCTGGTACGCCTCGTTCGCCTCCGTCTGGTTAATCGTGGCGCCGAACAGGTTGTCGTAGGCACTCTTGAGACTGTCCGCCGTGAGCTTCGCCTTGCTGTTCTTGCTGCTCAGCGTGTCCAGCGTGAAGGCCAGCGCCTTCTGCGCCGCGGCCACTGCATCCTGCGCAGGCTTGAGCTGCTCGTTTGCTGCCTTCAACTGGTCAGCCTGATCCGCGGCGATCTCGAATTTGTTGCCCATGCCGAAGGCGCCTTCGCCGGTCTTGCGCGCACTCTCCCCGGTCTCGTCCATCGTCTGGCCGGTGGCCTTCAGCAGCAGCTGCAGGCCGGTGTCCGCGCCGATCTTCTTGCTGATGCCGTACAGCTCTGTCAGCAGGTTCACCAGTTGAAAGGTGACGGTGACGCCCTGACTGATGACGTTGAAAATCGTCTCCAGGCTGGTGGCTGCCGACTCGCCGTCATCGGAGATGCTGGTCAGGCCCTGCGAGAGACTGGCCACCACCTGCTCGATCCCCTGGCCGATCACCGTCACCACCGGCCCGGCATTGGATACCAGCGTCTCCAGGGCATCGCCGAAGGTAGTGATGCTGTTACCCGCGCTCCCGGCCAGCTCGTCCACGTACCGGCTGCTGTCCGCGAATATGCGGTTGAAGTCGATGGTGCCCAACGCCGCGTCGATCCGGCCGATGCCATTGAGCGCAGGCTGGATGAAGCTGCCTGCCGCCTCCTCCAGCCTGTCCTGCAAGCTGTCCGCCAGGGACTTCTCGGCCGCCTTGACCCGGCCATCCTTGCTGGCCAGCAGGAAGCCCCCGGCCACGCCACCGATACCCGCACCACCGAGGATGCCCCCGGCAATGGCCGCTCCCAGCAGAGGAGCAGCTGCAGCACCAGCAGCACCGGCCGCGGTGGCGATCGGGCTGGCCATACTCAACTTGCTCAGCAGTGGCGCCAAGCGCTGCTCGAACTTCGTGGTGAATATCTTGGCTGGCTCGGGATCATCACCGGCGTCACCCAGTTGCTTGCGGAAGGCAGCCAGCTGGCCGAGGGCGCGTTCCGTCTTGATGCGCATCTCCACCGTGGGAGCCTCACGGCTGGCCTCCCTCAGCTTCTCCTGCAACTCCTCCACCGAGCGGATGGCATCACGTGGGTTGGCCTGCAGGTCGATGGGATCGATGCTGAGCGCACCCAGCTCCTTGTTCAACCGGTTGCCGAAGGTGTTGGCGACCTTGGCCACCTTCGCCTTGGTGTCCCCATCCAGCTTGCTGTCATCGATGCGCAGCTCCAGGTAGCCGTCAGCGATCGTCTTACCGGCCACCTGCGCTCACCTCAATCCCAATCCCCGCATGATCACTGATCGGTCATCGTCAGCAGGCTCGCTGTCCTCCGGCGGCGCCAGCAGGTATTCATCAAATGCCGTCCGCACCATGTCCCACGAGATGAACTCCCCCGGCACTTCGCCGCCCATCGCCAGTGCCACAGACCGGCCGACCATCTGCGCGTGCGCGTCTGCGGCCAGAGCATCCAGCACCGTCACATACGCCACACTCAGCAGGTCAGCCGCTCTCAGTTGCGCTGGGCCTGCACCGCCAGCAGCCTGCTCGCCGCTGTCCCGCTGGCCGCCTGCTCCTGCAGCGCCTTCCTCGCCTTCTCGTTCTCCTCCCGCAACACCACGAACTCCTGCAGATCCGGCCGCCCCCTCAGCAAGACCAAAGCCCGGTCCGCATCCGAGGACGAGCCGGCCGCGGACTTCTGCGGCGTGGTCTCGCGCCCACCAGCTGAGCCGGAGGGCGGCGGCGTAGGGAAACCCGTCTCGGCCTCCACCACCACATGGCTGATGTACTTCAGGTCCGCCATCAGGTCGCGGATCTGCTGGCCGTTCTCGCGCGCGAGCTTCCAGTAGGTCGGCCAGTCCTCCGGGTGAATCATCTGCTGCAAGCTGTCCTTCACCAGCAGGTAGCCACCGCGGATGGCCTTGCCCACCTCAGCCATCACCGCCCACTTCTGGTCGCTGTCCAGATCGTCGAGGCTCTTGTCCTCCAGCAGGCTGAGATCCATGTCCCGGCCCACATCGAGAAACTCCAGCTCCACGGTGTCACTGGCCTGCGGATGCACGCGGATGGTGGACCCGAAGTAATCAAACTCCAGGTCCACCGGCTCGCGCTGCCGTCCGAGCCTGCCGATGTTCTTGCCCATCAGTGCGCCCCTTCCTGTGCTACGTCAGCTGCCCAGTCGTCCCACGCCGGCGGCGTAGAAGTTGAAGGCGTCACCGGACGTGGGCTGCTCGAAGTTCCACGTCATGGCGATGGCCGCCTTGTCGGGCGCCTTCTTGAAGCTGGCCTGCACCGCGCCACCCTGAAGGCACTGCGTGCCGATCAGCCGCAGCGTGTGGTCCAGCGACTCCCAGCCGATCATGCGGCGCTTGATCTGGCTCGGCGTAGGCGGGCTGAGCTTGCTGCTCAACGTCACGGTGGCACCAGAGACCGTGGTCACGTTGGTGCTCGGCGCGTTCATGGACTTCGCCAGGTTCATCAGCGTGAAGTCCACGCTGGCGAAGCTGATGCTGGCCGAGACCTCAGTGGGGCTGTAGCTCACGGCGTTGAACAGCTCCGCCACCGTGATGGGCTCCACCTTCATCTCATAGTTGAACTGAGATCCATCTTCAGTAGCGCCCCACGCCTTCCACGCCACCGGCCAGGTGTCGGCATCGTAGGTGGAGGCCAGCGCCGCCATGGTGGGCAGCGTGGATGCGAGGTCGGCCACGAACAGGAAGCCCGGGTCGGTCAGGACGAGCGGGGTCGCCATGGAGAGCGGCATTACTTGGCCTCCTCATCCTTGTTCTTCGCGGCCTTCGCCGCGGGGTGCGATGTCATCACCTTCTGCGCGGTGGTGGGCTCGCTGGCCGATTCCTCGGCCGGCTGCTCCTGCTCCACCGGCTTCACGTAGCCCAGATCCAGCCAGCCGTACTCCTCCACGCTGCTGGTGGCCACGCGCTCACCGGCGAAGTACGCCGGCACGTTGCCCCACGGGATGTCCTGAACGGCTACGTACTTGCTGTACTCCTCATCGCGCTCGCGGCGCCGCTCCTCCACCGCCACGCGGTCAGGGTTGGCCGCCACCGCAGCGGGGCTGTTCTCAATCCCCGGATAGGTCATGTTCTCCTCTTCTCACCGGCGGGGCGTGCGCTGCAAGCCGCGCTGTAGGTAGTGCTCCTTCTGCTGCTGCGCGAGCGCGTAGCGGAAGCTTGTGATCTCACCCTTTTTGTTGGTGCTCACCCGGCGTGCTGTGGTGACGATGCGCGCGTACGGGCCGCTGCTGTCGAAACCCGTCTTCAGTCGGAGCCGGCGCCGGGCGTTGCCGGTGTCCTTGCGCATCTCCCGCTGAACGTTTTTGCGGACGCGCTGCGCCTCCACACGCAGCGCTCGCAGGATCTCCTTGCGATAGGCGCGCAGGATCTGCATGTGGCTGCGCACCTTCACCTTCGCGTCAGCCATCACGCCGCTCCGAGGTAGTACGCCACCACGTTCACGTCGAACTCCACCTCGGCGTACGTACCGCCGTCCCGGGACGGGCCGTAGATCCAGGCGAAGTCGCCGATGTCCGCTCGAGCGCCGGCCGTCAGCGTGCTGCTCAGTGTTGGATCTGCGCGCAACGCTGAGACGAACTGGCCGAATAGTGTGGCTGCTCGAGCGCGCCGCGCCGCCACGGTGCCGGGGCCGGTGTCACCAGAGGCCACACTGATGATGCAGTGGACGCTGTAGCCTTCGCTGGCCGTGTTGTTGCCGTCATCGCTGGCACCGCCATCAACCGAGGCGTCCTCTTCGTCCCGGCTGTAGCCCACGGCCATGTACTCGCTGGGGAGATTGTCCTCATCGTTGGCCCCGTCATACACCGTAATGCCGGGCAGCGCGGTCTCGGCCAGCAGCACGAGAGCGCTGAGTACCTGCGGAACGGTGGTGAGCACGGGAGGCATCAGCCCACCGCCGGAATGCGCATGAACGGAGCAAGCGCCTCACGAACGCGGTTGGGTAGGGCGTAGCCGATGGGGGCCGCCTGCTCCTCGCCGCGGCTACGACCACCACGCTGGGCCTGCGTGGTGCGCCAGAGGTGCGCCGTCTCCTCCTTGATGCCCCACGCGATGGCGGCCGGCAGGCTGCCGTACGCCCGGCCAGCCTGGTACGTCACGCCAAGAGCAGAGGCGTGGCTGCCATACCAGCTCCGGCCGTCCAGCCGGATGAGCTCATCACCGTCAACGGCGTAGAGCGAGCCATCCACCGTTGCTCCGTACTCCGTCACGCTGGTGATGGAGATGACGGGCGTGACGGCCAGGAAGACGCTGCCGTTGGCGTAGAACGTCTCCGTCACCGTGCGCGGCTCCACCGGGCCCACCAGCTGCTCCACGATCTCCTGAGCGGTGTCCACGAACCCCAGCAGCTCAGCATCGTTGTTCGTGCCGGTGATGTTCAGGTGTGCCTTCACGTCCACAAGCGGAACAGCTGCCATGGTTCACCTCCCAACTCTTGGAGCAACTTGGAGCACGGTTGGAGCAGATGGAGCGGAGCACCGGAGCACTGGAGCGAGGGGCGCCGCACTCCAGTGCTCCGGCAGATCACTTGGCGGATGCGGACCGAGTGACCTTCTTCGGCGCGGAGTCGCCGGCGGGGGCCGCCGGGGCCGCCTGCTCCTCCGCGAAGAGTGCTCCGACCGTGGAGTCAGCAGCCTTCTCGGCCGCCTTCTCCGCGCTCTCGTGAGCGTCCTGCAGCTCCTGGATCTTCGGGTCCTGCTCCACCGGCTCATCACCGCCGGCACCGGTGCCGAACAGCTCGCGGCGCTTCTGGGTGTCCACGGCGCTCACAGCCTGCTCCCGGAACTGCTGGCGCGTGGCCTGCTCCGCGAACTCCCGATCCCCGATGATCTCCGGATTGTGCTGGTCCGGCGTGCCATCGGCGCGGATGCTGAGCATCGCCACCCGGTCACGGTCACCGTTCTGCGGCAGAGCGGTGTTGCCCTTCTCTTCAGCCATGATCCTTCTCCTGCTCAGGCGGTGACGGTGGTAGCGAAGGCGCGGTACGCGTTGGCGTTCTGGACGGTGCCGTCCTGCCGCTCGAACAGCAAGAAGCCCACCTGAAGGAAGTCGGCGTAGCGCTCGGTGAGCCGCATCGTGGTGACGCCCTGGACGGTGCGCACGAGGTACGCCTCCCGGAAGTCGCCGAAGAGCAGGCTCTTGCTGGACGCGGCCAGGGTGGCCATGTCGTTGTTGACCACGAACGGGAAGCCCAGCAGCGTGTTGGGCGCGCCGGCCGTCAGACCCGGCTGCCACATGTACGCGCCGGTGGTGTCCTTGATCTTGCGCACAGCCTTGCGGACACTCTGGTGACCCATGAACTTCAGGTTGTTGCTGGCGCCGTAGGCGTCATCCAGCGACTCGATGAGGTCGATGAGGTTGTCACCGGAGATACCGCCGGTGCTGGCGAAGGAGCCGGTGCCCGTCACGCCGGTGGTGGCGCCGGTGACCAGGCCCAGGGGCTGGGAGGTGCCCGTGCCGGTGGTGAAGTGCGCGTTGGTGATGCGGCCGAGGCGCTCGCCGAGCCGGCCGGCCAGCCAGCCCTCGAAGCCGTTCCAGTCATTGAGGATCTGCAGCGAGGCGCGCACCAGCTTGCTGGTGTACATGTAGGCGTTGATGCTGGCCGTGCTCAGCGTCACGTCCTGCTCGGACACCTGCGTGTTCTCGGCCAGGATGGCACCCACGTTGCCGGTGTCATCGTTGACCGGCCACGGCATGGAGGCGCCGGTCTCGGTGGTGATGTTCTCGGCTTCCGCCGCCACGTTGCCGTACGCCTTCTTGACCTGGACGAACTGCTCGCGGAACTCCGGCGGGACCGCGTAGCCACCGCCGGCACTGGTGCCCACACCCGCGGCGTTCTGCGGCGCCTGGAAGTGCGAGCGCATCAGCTTGCGCTGGTCGGAGTCCAGCGCGTCCATGCCCTGCCGCATGAAGGTAGAGAAGGCCGTGGCGTACGCGTTCTGCGCCTCATCACGCCGGTCATCGCCGCCGGAGGGCGGAAGCACGCCGGTGCGGTCGGTACGGTTGTACGTACCGTCCCGCTTCTGCTCCTTCTCCATGTTCTCGATCACGGAGTCCAGGGCATCGAGATCCTTCTCGATCCGGTCGCGCTGCTCCAGGTCTTCGCCGCGGGGGTCGTAGTCGGTGCGATCGTTAATCGCCTTGTACTGGTCCCAGAGGCTGGCGCGCTTGTCACGCCGATCCTGCAGAGTGGGCATGTCTTTCCTTCCTAGCGGGAAACGGCGCTCGCGCGGCGCGCGAGAAGACTCTGACGGTTCCGGTTCTGCCGCTGGCGGCGCGCCCGCTGCTCAGCAAGATCGTGTACTTCGCCCTCAGGCTGCCGGCAGACGTTGAAGTCGCACAGCGTGCCAGGGTAGTTATGCCAGCAAGCAACTTCGCCTTCAGCGGCGTGCACCTCCAGCTTCGGGGCAGGGGCCGCGGTGCGGCCGGCGTTCTTGAAGATCGAGAGATCGAAAGCGTCCTCGATCTTCGCGGGATCGGGCGCCTCCTCCTCGCTGCCCTCGATGCGATCGGCCAACCCTGCGGCTACCGCCTCCGCATCGCTGTACCAGGTCTCGGCCAGCATGAACTCACGCCAGGTGTCCACCGCGCCGCCGGACTTCGCGGCGTACACGCTGGCAATGTTGTTGCTGATCTTGTCCAGCTGCTCCGCCATGCTGCGCATGTCCGCGGCCGGGCCCAGCGCGATACCCCACGCATCGTGGATCATCATCTCAGCGTTGCGGCCCATCACCACCTCATCAGCGCCGCAGGCGATGAAACTGGCCGCGCTCGCCGCGATGCCGTCCACCACCGCCGTCACCTTCGCCGGGTGCCGGCGTAGGGCGTTCAGGATGGCGATGCCTTCGTAGCACTCACCGCCAGGGCTGTTGACGTGAAGGTTGATCTCCGACACGTCCCCGAGCTCGGCCAGCGCGCCGGTGAACTCCTTGGCGCTGATGCCCCAGTCACCGCCCCAGGAGTCGATCACGTCGTAGAGGTAGAGCTTCGCGGTACTGCCGTCCGTCTCGCCGGTCAGCTCCGCGCGCACGGGGCGCTTGACGCTGGCCGATGGCTGGATGGCACCGCGGAAGCGGTACGGGTGCTTAGGCATCGACTGCCTCCGGTCGGTAGGAAGCCAGCACGCTGACCTGCGTAATCAGCACCACGTCAGCAAGATCCGGCAACTTCGCCTTGATCTCGCGCTTGAACATGTCCGCTTGCTCGTTCGTCAGTCGCTCGGCGGCCAGCCCCACTAGCAGCACATCGCCTGGCCGGATAACCAGCGCGCTGGTGATCTCTTCCACATCAGGCATCGGCAGGTGCTCCTTCAGCTGGTTCGGTGGGCGGCTCGAGAAGGCCGGTGTAGGCGGCCAGCGGGGCGAGATTCATCTCGTGGAAGCGGGTGTCACCGGCATCACCCACAGGGCCGAGGTTCTCCAGACGGCGGATGTCATTGGTGCTGAACACGCCGAGGTGGAACATCTTCGTGTAGAACTCGCTGCGCTGGGCACTGTCACCGCGCAGCAGCCCTTCCACGCTGTACGCCGCGTACGCCGCACCCGGCCGGAGGATGCGGCTCACGCGCTGCTCCACGCGCTGGTACCAGCGGCGCAGGTCATAGACATTGAAACCGATGGCCTGCTGCTCGATGCCGGTGCCCCAGCTGGTGCTGCGATCCGTCTCCATCATCATGTGCGGCGGGATGCCGTACAGCCGCGCCACTTCCACGATCTGGAAGCGCCGGCTCTCGATGAACTGCGCATCCTGCGGCGGGATGCTGAGCTGCTGAAACTTCGCGCCGCTGTCCAGCACCACCACGTCATGGGCGTTGTTGAGGCCCGTGGCCTTCTCCCGCCAGCGGCGCTTCAGGCGCGTGGCGTCCGCCTGCTCCAGGCGCTGCTCCGTCTGCAGGATGCCGCTGGCCAGGCTGCCATTGCCGAACAGCGCGCCGCCGTACTGCTCGGCGGCCAGCCCCATAGCGATGGCCTGCCGGGCGAAGCGGATGGGGCTGACGCCGCACACACCGTCATAGCCGAAGCCGGGGATGTGCAAGATGGTGGCGTCAGTATGCTCCGTCTCGCCGCCGTCGATGCAGTAGACCTTCGTGCCGGCGTCCGACTCGCGGCCCACGCGCACCCGGCTGGGGTGGATCGGCCACAGCTCCGTGATCTGGCCGTTCTGGTTGCGCAGCATCCGGATGTAGGCGTTGCCCCACAGGCAGATGTGGGCATACACCGTCTCCCAGAACTCCAGGGGAGTCATGTCCGGGTGCGGCTCGGCCAGCAGGCGGGCGGCCTGGCTGGTACGGGGCATGCGCTCACGCACGTCCGAATCTCCGGTGTCGCGAAAGGCATGCAGCGGGAGGCCAGCGCACACGCCGCTGATGAGGTTCACGGCGCGCCACACGGCCGTCATGCCCAGCGCGCTGGTCTCCGTGACCGAAACACCTGCCGTGGTCTGACTGCCGGCGCCCACGAAGTCCAGGATGGCGCTGCTGCTGATGGGCACGGCAGGGGACTCGATGGTGGCGTTGCGAGGCTGACGCGTCAGAGCGGCCAGCGCTTCCCGGATCATCGGCACCGGCCCACCCCCTCAGTCACGCAATGCGCCGTACTTCTGCCACCGGCTCCGCTGTGCGGCTGGCCGACCATGCCTGCCTCGCCGCCCGGAAACGCTTGCTGAATTCACCGGTGTGCGTCCGCGTATTGGCGAAGATGACCAGGAGCATACCTGCTGTGAGCAGCACAAGCGGAGGCCACACGAACCAGAAAAACGCCACCAGCAGCGCGCAGCCCAGAAACTCAGTGGCTTTGTCCATGACAATTCCTTTCACTTCTGGATTGGCAATTCCTACCAGATGTTGAAGGTGCCGCCGCTGTCCGGGCGGATGGACCAACCGTAGACGCCGTTCGTGCAGGCCACTACGGGGGTGATGTCCACCGAGGGGGAGCGGCGATCCCATGTGTGACCATCACCCAGTGACCGCTTGTCGGCGCCGGCCACCGCTGCGGTCAACTCCGGCTGGCCGATGTGGCGGATGTTGTGGCCCTCTTCGTCAGGTCCGCTCACCCCGTCGTAGAACATCCCCCACGCCCGGGCCACGCTGGCGGTACCCAGGCCCACCACCTCCGGCGCGCGCGGCCCGAACTCCTCCTCGAGGGCGCGCTTCAGGTTGGGGATGAGTGAGCCGGTGGGGCCATACTCGTCCAGCACCACCGCCTCCGGCATGCTGCGCTTGCAGATCTCCACCACGCGCGGGATGACGTATCCGGTGCCGTTGCGGTTGTCACTGCGCAGCGCGGTACTGGTCACCTCCACGTGCAGCTTGCCGTCCGCGCGCGGCCCCACTGCGGCGATGCAGCTGCGGCCCCGGTCCACGCTCACCGCCACGCTGAGCAGGAAGGGGCCGGCCATCTCGCTGTCCTCATCCTTGGCCGCCTCCCAGTCCTCGGCCGGGATGACGCGGAAGCTCTTGCCCATGCCGGGCGGCCAGATGCCCAGGATCTCCCGCGCGAAGCCGGCATCGGTGGGCAGCAGGTCACGCATGGCCTGCACGTTCTCCTCGCGCACCCGGCCAGAGCGCATGGCAGGCAGCGCGGCGTACCAATTCTCCACGTCATCAAGATCAATGCGATCGAGCTTGTCGAGCTGGCCGGACAACCCGTAGTCGAAATAGCTGAGCCGCTTGCTCTTACCCGCCTCCGCGCGGTCCCGCAGGCTCATGAGCACCTGGCCGCCCACGGCATCCAGCGGCGGGCTGGACGTGTACCACATCTGCGCGTTGTCCGCGGCCAGCATGGTGGGTGCGCCGGCCTCCATCTGCGGCGCCGTGAGCGCGTACGCCTCATCGAAAACCACCAGATCACCGGTGTAGCCGCGACCGCTGCCGGTGGTACGGGCGATGCACTCCAGCACAGCGCCGTTGCGCATGACCATCGACTCTTTGCCGTTGCCGCGGTAGATCTGTTTGATGCGCTTCTTCAGATCCTCGCTGGTCTCGGCCAGGGCGATCAGCCGGTTGAAGTGCTTCATGCTGGTCTTCAGCTCATGCGCCGTGTGCATGATGACCTTCTCGCCGAAGAGCACCAGTCCGGCCAGCTCCCGAGCCTCCAGCACCGTTCCTTTGCCCTGCTGGCGCGCCACGATCAGGCCCACCTCGAAGCTGGCCCACCGGCCGTCTTCGCGCTCACCCAGCGAGTTGCGCAGCACGAACTTCTGCCACGGGTCCAGCTGCAGGCCGGCGCTAGCCGCTAGATCGATTGCCTCATCGCCGGCGCTCGTGCTGAACTTCGGCAGCACCAGCACGCGCGGCCGCTCGGCCGCGGCCAGGTCGATGACAGTCACGCCTGGATGATACGCGGACACGGAGCAGCCCCGCACTGATCGGTGCGGGGCTGCTGGTGCTGGCGGCTCAGGTGTAAGACTCCACAGTCACGGGGGTCCATCCATCGCCCACGGGTGTTGCCTTCCATCCACCGGCAGGGAGAAGGGTGATCCCCGCCGGATGCGCTTGCTTGCACAAACCCGGGTGCCCACCAAACTCGGCGGCGGGGCAGGGGGAGGAAACATCGCCGCGCGCGGCGTGAAAATCAGCGGACCATGCGCTCTGGTGGGCGTTTCCGTTGTTCATACCCATAGCTTACACCGACTCATCCAGATGTCAACTGCTGGCTGCCTTCTTCGCAGCAGCAGCGCGGCGCGCCTCTCTGGCCGCAGCCAGCTGATCGGCCGGCGCTTCGCTCTGCGGCACGGGCAGAGCGTCCAGCTCCTCCCATACGGCGCGGAGCTCGCGGCTGATCGGGGCCAGATCCTTGCCGACTTCTTCTCTCAGCGCCGCTGTGAGGACGTCTCGCAACTCGATCAGTGCGTCACGGCGCGTGACCTGCTCATCAGCCATGTTGATCTCCGTTTTTGACGCCGGAGGGAGATTTGGAGCCA